GACAAGATCGCTGTTGAAGCTAAAGGTAGAGCACTAAGAGCAGACTACTCAGTTGAACTTGCTCAAGACTTGAAAGCAATCCACGGATTAGATGCCGAGTCTGAACTAGCAAACATTCTTTCTACTGAGATCCTTGCTGAAATCAACAGAGAAGTTGTACGTACTGTATACAGAGGTGCTAAACCTGGTGCTCAGGTTAACACAGCAAATGCAGGTGTATTTGACTTAGACGTTGACTCAAATGGAAGATGGTCTGTTGAGAAATTCAAAGGTCTACTATTCCAGATCGAAAGAGATGCTAACGCAATCGCACTAGAGACTCGTAGAGGAAAGGGTAACGTAATCATCACTTCTAGTGATGTTGCTTCTGCTCTTGCTATGGCGGGTGTTCTAGACTACTCTTCAGGTATCAACCAAGCAGTTGGTGGACTTGGCGAGATTGATGACACAGGAAACACATTCGTTGGTACAATCAACGGAAGATTCAAAGTGTACATCGACCCTTACTCAGCAAACGTATCTGCTGACCAATACTACGTTGTTGGATACAAAGGTACTAACGCATACGACGCAGGATTATTCTACTGCCCATACGTTCCGCTACAAATGTACAGAGCGATTGGACAGGACACATTCCAGCCACGTATCGGGTTCAAAACTCGTTATGGCATGGTTCTTAATCCATTCGCTAAGGGACTTACAGCACTTACAAACTCTGATCCACAGCACAGCACAAACATTGGTGCTAACGCTTACTACAGAAGAGTTAGAGTTGCTAACCTTATGTAATCCTGTATCAGGATATACACATATCACTTTACAAGGGGCGTTTCGCCCCTTTTTTTATGCTAAATTATAGTACTATGAACGGTAGAGTGAACAAAGTAGCAATGACCGCGAAGGTGATGAGGATGAAGGATGGACTTCATCGCCATCAGTGGTACCCTCATTGGGATGAGAACGAGAGAGCAGCAGCTCAAATGATCCTAAATAATGTACTAGATGTATTAGATGAGTATTGGGAATGACATCCTCAAGTAAGTTATTTTCACCTGATAGTAAGAACTTCCTCTCACCCGTTGGGTTTAAATTTCTTATAGAAAGAATACCCACAGTAGAATTTTTCTGTCAGACAGTAAATATACCAGAAATAAGTATCGGAAATAGAACCATAGAGACCAGAGTCAAGGCATACGACACACCTGGTGACAAGATGACCTTTGGTGATCTCAACCTGACGTTCATGATCAACGAAAACATGGACAACTACTATGAGATATACAAATGGTTGAAGGGTATGACTAACCCTAAGCATGAAGAAGAGTTTGCTAACTATCTACGTGGTGTATATGAACCTGGCAGACCAACAGACTACCAAAAAATCACAACTGATGCTAGACTATTAGTATTAGACAGTAATTTCAATAGCATCACCTCGGTTGTATTCGAGAACCTATTCCCTGTATCACTTAGTGGTGTCAGGTTATCAGCAGATGCTACTGACATTGACTACGTAACTGCTGATGTGTCATTCAAATACACCCTCCTAGAGTTTATAGACAGCGACGGAAATAAAGTCTGATATATAATACAACAAGACATTTAGTATGAATCTTGAAATGATCGAGTCCATGTGGAAAGAGGACTCCAAACTTGATGATGAAAAATTAGATCATGACTCCCTTGCTATACCAAGGAAACATGCTAAGTATCTACAGTTACTAAATCAAGTAACGATGCTCAGAGATGAGCACGAACTAAAACTAAAGTCACTTTACCGTGAACTCTGGGAATTTTATACGGGAAAATCTGAAAAGCCATTTCCTACTAAACTTCTAAAGACAGACATCTCTATCTACATAGATTCAGATGAAAAATACCAGAAGGCTGTATTCAAGCTCAAGTATTATAACCAGATGATTGATACTCTTAAGAGTATACTAACGGCTGTGAACAATCAATCGTTTATGATTAAGAATGCGATTGAGTTTGCCAAAATGCTGAAGGGTTACGATGTCTGATGTCCTTATCAAGAAGAAGAACGAAGTATATCTCACATTAGATTGCCCACCCCACGTACAATATGAATTGGCAGACGAGTTCACCTTCGAGGTGCCTCAAGCAAAGTTCATGTCTGCCTATAAAAAGAGGTATTGGGATGGAAAAATCAAATTATTCAGTCCAGCTACAGGTGAAATATATGCTGGCTTGCTACCTTACGTTACAACTTTTCTACAGGAGCACGGATACCCATACAAATTCGTCGACAACGCTGTCTACGGACTTCCAGAAGAAGTGGATGACCTTGTTACACCCGCTGCTGTCGGAGTATTCGTTAAGGGATTACAGTTACCTCACAAAGTAAGGGACTATCAGTACCAAGCAATCTATGAAGCAATGAGATACAGGAGGAGATTACTCCTGTCACCTACTGCTAGTGGTAAGAGTCTCATGATATATGCTCTCTGTAGGTACTTTGGTAAGAAAGATCTAAAGACACTCATTGTAGTGCCTACTACGTCCCTTGTAGAGCAGATGTACAAGGACTTCAAAGACTATGGTTGGGGTGTACATCACCATTGTCACAAGGTATATGGCGGGGCGACCCCATTTTCTGAGAAAGATGTTATAATAACTACATGGCAATCCATCTATAAGTTACCCAAAAAGTACTTTGAATCCTTTGGAGCAGTCATAGGTGATGAAGCACACCAGTTCAAGGCAAAGTCATTGACTGGTATCATGAATAAATTACATGACTGTAAGTATAGAATAGGGTTCACAGGTACGTTAGACGGGTTACAGACCAATAGACTGGTCTTAGAGGGTGTATTTGGTACTGTTAACAAGGTTACCAAGACCGAGAGTCTCATTAAAGAAGGACACCTATCAGAGTTTGAGATTAAAGTTCTCATGCTCAAGCATAAGTGGAGAGAGTTTGACAACTATCAGGATGAGATGGAGTACATATGCTCCCATGAAGGTCGCAATAGATTCATACGTAACCTCGTATGTGATCTAGAGGGTAACACACTGGTACTATTCAACTATGTCGAGAGACATGGTATGCCATTATTCGATTTGATAAATAATCATGTAGAGGATTCTAGACAAACCTTCCTCATCTACGGTGGAGTAGAGACTGAAGACAGAGAGAAGGCAAGAAGAATCGCTGAGACCACTAAAGATAGTATAATCGTAGCATCGTACGGTACTTTCTCCACTGGTATCAACATAAGAAACCTACATAATGTAGTATTCGCATCGCCTTCTAAGTCGCGAATAAGGAATTTACAGTCAATCGGACGGGTACTCCGTAAGGGAGACAATAAGACAAAAGCTGTACTGTATGATATAGCAGATGACATCTCAAAAGGAGGTCGTCGCAACTATACTCTCAACCATTTGGTTGAGCGTGTTAAAATATACAATGAAGAATCATTCGATTATGAATTTATTGATGTCAACTTACAAACGAAATAGATATGCCAACTGACGACGAGTTCCTCGGAGCACTTAAAATTGTAACAGGTGAAGAAGTTTTATCTAGAGTTACATATGTGGACGATGAGAACGGAAACTATGTGGTTCTTGAGAACCCTATCCTTGTAGAAGAAGTAACAGTTGCTGACCGCGTGGGTGCCAAGGTCTCCCCTTGGATGAAATTCTCTAGAGAGAGATCATTTCTAGTACCTATGGATAGAATAGTCACATGTGTAGAGTGTGACGCTGAGGTTGCTGCCTTCTATGAAATGTCTATAGAGAAGATTGACCCAGAAGCAACAAAAAATCCCCCTAGGAAACAAGGTGACCTTGGATCTGTGGAGGAGTCTAGAGCAATTCTAGAGTCTATCTTTAAAAAGAAGAACAAATGGTCCTAATATGTCTTTGAACCTGCTACACAGTTAGTGTACACCTTTCAGAGCGTGTTGTCAAGCTTGACGTGGACATCGTAACATAGTATACTGTAAGTAACCAAACCCATTGGTATGAAAAAGAAGTCAGAACACTACGTTAATAACAAAGAATTCCTTCTTGCCCTTGTAGATTTCAAGGCAGATTGTAAAGTTGCTGAGGAAAATGGTCAACCTAGACCACAAATCAGTAATTACATAGGAGAATGTTTTCTTAAGATAGCAACACACCTGTCATACAAACCTAACTTCGTCAACTATATGTTCAGAGAGGACATGATATGTGATGGTATAGAAAATTGTGTACAGTACATAGGAAACTTCGACCCAAGCAAGTCAAGTAACCCTTTCGCATATTTTACACAGATAATATACTACGCTTTCTTACGTAGGATTTCTAAAGAGAAGAGGCAATTAGAGATAAAGAACAAGATTATAACAAAATCAGGGTACGATCAACTGTTCCACAGTGATGGCAACGATGATCACTCAGCAATGAACAGCATAAAAGAAAACGTACAGGTAAAATCAAATTGAACATAGCAATAATAACTGATCAGCACTTCGGTGCTAGGAAGTCTAGTCGACATTTTCATGATTACTTCCTTGACTTCTATGACAACGTATTCTTTCCATACCTAGAGGAGAATAATATAAAAATACTACTAGATTTAGGTGATACATTTGATAATCGTAAGAATGTAGACATCTGGTCAGTAGATTGGGCAAGAAATAATTACTTCAATCGACTACAAAAAATGGGGGTCGAGGTTCACTCACTCGTGGGGAACCATACTGCCTATTATAAGGACACAAACAGCGTAAATACACTAGATAATTTCCTTGGTGAGTATCCTAACGTACACATATATTCTGAACCAACACAGGTGATGATAGGTGATCTAGAAATACTGTTCATACCATGGATAAATGCTGAAAATCAGGAAAATACCTATAAAATGATAGAAGATACCACTGCTACTGTAGCGATGGGTCATCTAGAACTCAGTGGGTTTGAAGCACATAAAGGATTTACCATGACACATGGTATAGATAAGCAACTTTTCTCTAAATTTGACCAAGTTTTCAGTGGTCACTACCACACTAAGTCACATCATGGTAACTGTCACTACCTAGGTAACCCCTACCATATCTACTGGAACGACTGGGGTGACGAGAGAGGGTTCCATGAGTACAATACGACCACAAAAGAGAAGAAATTCATAGAAAATCCCTATCGTATCTTCGACAAGATTTTTTATGACGAGAGGAAACTACCTGACGCTAGGCAGTACAAGAATAAGATGGTCAAGGTCATCGTTGAGAACAAAAAAGACACTCAAAAGTTTGAATATTTCATCTCACAACTCTATGTTAATGGTGTACATGACATCAAAGTGGTAGAGGATTCCGCATACGACTCTGAGTTTTCTGATGATATAGATATAGAAAAAGAAGATACCCTCACACTACTAGAAAACTATGTAAATGGTATGGAATACCATGATAAGGAAGGTATCAAATCAATTCTCAAATCCCTTTACGTTGAAGCACTGGAGCTAGTCTAATGTACATCTTAGCACTCAAAGGACAGGAGGACTTGGGTGCGTATTCCGTTGAAAGAGACGGTAAGAAGACACTTTACCTCTTTGTTGACAAAGACGACGCAATACGCTATGCTAGGTTATTGGAAGCAAACGACTACCCATTGATGAATGCGGTAGAAGTGTCGCCAGATGAAGCGATTGGTACTTGTAAAAAGTATAATCACCCATATTATGTGGTCAAACCAGACCAAATAGTGATACCTCCTGATTTTTAATTTGTCTAATTATTATGATCGTATTTGAGAAAATTCGTTGGAAGAATTTCCTAGCAACAGGGAACGCTTTCAGCGAAGTTGACTTGATAGGTAGTCCATCGACACTAATTGTTGGTTCCAACGGGGCAGGAAAAAGCACGATGCTTGATGCTATCTGCTTTGTCCTGTTCAAGAAACCTTTCCGTAAGATATCACAAGCACAACTGGTAAATGCTGTCAATGAAAAGGAGATGTTGGTCTCTATTGAGTTCAAAATAGGGTCGACTCATTGGCAAGTGAACAGAGGAGTGAAGCCAAATATATTTGAAATTTTTAGAGACGGTACAGCACTCAATCAGGAGTCAAATCAACGTGATCAACAGGTCTGGTTGGAGCAATCTGTACTAAAATTAAACTATAAATCATTTACACAGGTAGTCATACTAGGTAGCAGTACCTTCATACCTTTCATGCAACTCACAGCACCCAACAGAAGGGAAGTTATAGAGGATTTGCTTGATATTAAGGTGTTTTCTACCATGAATGACATCCTTAAAGGAAGAGCGAAGGGACTACGTGACAGCATTACACAGGCAACGTATGACCTTGACCTAATTAAGGAGAAAGTAGAGATACAACAGCGATTTATAGAGGATATTAAGGCAAATCAGAAGAAACAGAGGGACGCAAAGAGTACGGATATCCACACGTTACAGACTGAGGTAGATGTGCTAGAGGATAACATCATAAAAGCAGCAGAAACAGTAGATTTGCTCCAAAATGAGGCAGATTCTATAGGTGACGTGACCAATAAGTTAAATGAACTCAGGGTGTACCAGTCTAAGTTCAATGACAAGAAGAAAACACTTAATAAGGAGATGAAATTCTATGAAGAAAACGATAGATGCCCTACTTGTAGTCAAACTATTACAGAATCAAGCAAAAAGAGCAACCAGAGAGGTATTACCGACCAACTCAACCAAATTGAGAGTGCCACAGTGGATCTTAAACAGAAGCTTGAAGAGATCAGGGAGCAAGTATCACTAAAAGAGGGTAAAATCAAGGAAATTAGGGACATTCAGAGCAATATTTCCTCCGACACTAAGGAGATCAGGTGGAAGAAAAAATCTATGAAGAAGATACAAGATGAGATCGACACACCACAGACAGATAACCTAAAAAGAGAGCAAAATAACCTAAAAACACTGGTAAAAGAGGGTCTAGAGGGAGAGATAGCACTCAAGGAAACTAAGAAGGTGAAAGAAAATTTTGATGTGTGTTCATCACTGCTCAAGGACACTGGAATCAAGTCCCAGATCATCAAAAAGTACCTTCCGATCATGAATCAACTGATTAATAAGTATCTTAACGAGTTAGATTTCTATGTGTCATTTGATCTCAATGAAAACTTTGAGGAGACTATAAAATCTAGGTTCAGAGACGAATTTTCTTACGCATCCTTCTCTGAAGGGGAGAAAATGAGGATAGATCTAGCACTTCTATTCACATGGAGAACCATTGCTAAGATGAAGAACAGTGCCAACACTAATTTACTGATACTTGACGAGATATTTGACAGTTCTCTGGATATAGCAGGAACTTATGACTTTATGAAGATTCTGAGGTCATTTAATGATAGTACTAATGTATTCATTATCTCTCACAAGACTGATGTACTTCAAGATAAGTTTGAAAGGATATTAAAGGTAGAAAAGAGACAAAATTTCTCTGTAATCAATGAAGAAAGGGAGGGTTGACACCTCCTTTTTTTATGCTATACTATATTTGTTGGACGCAACATGGGAGTGACTGAATAAACTTACTGGCAACCGCTAGTTAAGGTGATGGGTCAGAGGTGGTGCTCGCTACCGCAGGGTAGAACTACTCAACCAAGTAGGACTCAGGCAGCAACGTATTTACTACTGTAGTAATGCCCGTTGTTTGTTGGTACACAGGAATCCAACCTCCCTCTTTACTAAATATTGAGGCAAACACACTTAAGGAGGTCGTTATGCGAGTTCCAAACTGGCAGCATCATTCAAAGAAACCACAAAAGAGAACACTAAAGCCTCAGGCACTACGACAAGCACGTGCCAGACGCAACCAGTTGACAAAGTGTCTACTAAACCGTCCCAAGGGGCGGTTTTTTGTTATCATATAGGTATACAAACACAGGAATCAAATGTTAGAAGTCAAAGGCACACTCGCTAAACTACTTGCTCAAGAAGATCTAATCGTTGAGCACAGACAGGTAGAAACAGCACAATTTGATGTAGAAAAGCGTATCTTGACACTTCCAATGTGGGAGAAGGCAGAAGCATCTGTCATCGACATGCTTATCGCTCATGAGGTAGGTCACGCACTATACACACCTAACGAGTGGGACTTCGTAAACGAGATTCCTCTATCATATGTCAATGTTGTAGAAGATGTACGTATCGAGAAGTTAATGAAGCGTAGATACGCAGGAATCGTTAAGACATTCTACAATGGTTACAAAGATATCAACAAGAAAGACTTCTTTCAACTACAGTTCGCTGATCTAGAAGAGTTTGCTCTCATTGACCGCATCAACCTATTCTATAAGGTCGGTTCATTCTGGAACATCCCATTCAACAATGCTCAAGAGATAGCATTCAGAGACGAGTGTGCTGTTGTTGAGACATTTGACCAAGTTAAGGACTTAGCAAGACGTATCGCTAAATATCAGAAGGAACAGGTCTCGGAATCAACCTCCCAGACCGAAGCAACAGAAGGTACTCCTATAGAGTTACCTCAACAAGGTAGTGGTGATCAGATCCAATCCTCACAGCAGGAACCAACAGAATCAAAAGAAGAATCTAATCAGCAGGGACAAGAAGCACCTACCAAGGCAGAACAAGAAGGCGGTCAAAAGTCTGAGGAGTCTCAGGATGAAACTCCCTCACCCGCACAACCTCAAGGAAGAGGTGCTACGAGTGGTAAGACTTATGGCGATGACTTGGAAGCAGTTACAGATTCAATCCTAGAAGAATCAATCCAAAACCTTGTTGACACCGAGTCTGCTCCTATCACATACGTTACTCTTCCAGAGATTAACCTAGAGAATACTGTTGTTACACCTGACGCATGGGTTAAGTGTCTTGAGGACTACTGGACAGAGCATGAGCACTTCGAGTTTGAAGAGATAGACGCAGAGTGGAGAAAATATAAAACACAATCAGCAAAGGAAGTCAACTATCTCGTTAAAGAGTTCGAGATGAAGAAGAGTGCTTCAGCATACGCACGTACAACAATATCTAAGACAGGTGTTCTTAACACATCTAAACTCTTCCAGTACAAATACAACGATGACATCTTCAAGAAGATCGCAGTAACACCTGATGGTAAGAACCATGGTCTAATCTTCAACCTAGATTGGTCTGGTTCTATGTCTAACGTACTCTTCAACACCATGAAGCAGTTGTTAAATCTAGTTCAGTTCTGTAAGAAAACAAACATTCCATTCGAGGTATATGCTTTCACTAATGAGTGGGATAGAACTGGTGCTCCTAGAGTCAACGTTCCTGTTGAGAATGAGATCATCATCGAATCATTCAACATGATTAACTTTGCTTCTAGTCAACTCAAGACTAAGGAACTTGATAAGATTATGAAGTATATGTTCAGACTTGCTTACAGCATGACATACAGACATTCACGTTACAATGTACCTTACAAGTTATACCTATCAGGTACACCACTTAACGAAGCAATCATCTCAATGAGACAGTTACTTCCTAAGTTTGTCAAGGAGAACAAGGTAGAGAAGTCACACATCATCAACCTAACTGACGGTGAGGGTTCATGTGTTATGAGAAACAAGAAGTGGGGTCACTATGACTACGACAAACTTGTATCAGGTTCCATTGCTGAGTGTCAGTTACGTGACAGAAAGGTAGGTAGAATCTATCCTAGATTTGGTTACGACTACTATGGTTCTGGTCACACAGATATCTTTGTTGAGAATCTAAAAGATCTTTTCCCTACCACTAACATTATCTCTATCAGACTATGCTCAGGTCATGAGTTCAACAGAGTAACATATGACAAGGACTATGATACTAAGGAGAAGATCAAGGCAGAGTGGAGAAAGCACAAGTCATTCATCGACCTCAACTCAGCATACACCAGATCATTATACATACAGACAACAGTTATGGATGACTCTGACAATGCCTTTGAAGTCAAAGAAGACGCACGTAAGCAAGACATCTCTAGAGCATTCAAGAAGTCACAAAAAGGTAAGACATCATCCAAGAGAATATTGAATGAGTTCATCTCAGTTATAGCATGAAACCACAAGTACATAGGTTGTTCCCCACCCCTGTCTTCGAGAGTGAGATACCTCTCGAAGATAAGTGGTTAGAACACGTAAAGAAATTAGACTATGATCGTACCGCTATGGACAATGGGTACATCAGTAGAGATAGAGATATATTTTCACACCCAGAATTAAGATCACTTAAGCATCAGATATCTGACGCTTCAAAATTCTTTGCTTATCAGTTTTTAAAGGTAGAGAGATACGTTTATATTGATGTGTGTAGAGCATGGGGCATTAAACATATGCCTAACGATTGGGCACAGAATCATTGTCATATGAATGCTGTGTTCTCTGGTATCTACTACCTAGATGTACATGAACATAGTGGAGAGTTGGTTATAGAGAAGGGGCAACACGCAACGAATTGTTTTATGCCGACACTTAATCCTGACGTGACACACTTTAATGACATTACACAGCAGAGTTGGAGACTACATCCTCGAAATGGTATGTTAGTAATTTTTCCTAGTCAGGTTATACATAACGTAGAGAAAAACTTAACAGATAAAGAGAGATACGCAGTGGCATTCGATGTGTTTATCAGGGGTACGTTCGGAAGCTATGGTGGCAGTAATGTGACAGTGAAATAAGTGTCCACAATAGCTTCACAAGTGGTGCTAAAGGCTATATTATTAATACATAAGCAATTCACACACAATTATGTCTTCTAAGAACAGAGCACAAGAACTACAAGCACGTTACGGTAACAACGTAACATCTACTCAGGTCAATGAGTACATTGCCGAGGTCGGCATTCGCTATTCCACAATCGCAAAACAACTCAAGAAATACAAAGTACCCAACACTAAGGGACAGTGGAACCTAGCGTCACTTGCTTCACAAAGGCAAGCACTAGAAGACACATTTGTTGCGTCACCATCGACAACTCCAACAACATGTGCTACACTTAAAACAGAGCAGGGAGTTGTACAGAACTTAGTTCCAGTTAGGGACGCTGAGTTTGTACCATTCGGTAACTTCAACGATGTCAAGAAAGTCTTGAGATCTAAGCAGTTCTACCCTATGTTTATCACTGGTCTATCTGGTAACGGTAAGACTTACTCAGTTGAGCAAGCATGTGCTCAGTTGAATCGTGAGTTAATCCGTGTAAACATTACTATTGAAACCGATGAAGATGATCTTATTGGTGGTTTTCGTCTTGTTGATGGGGACACTGTTTGGCATAACGGTCCTGTCATAGAAGCACTTGAGAAGGGTGCTGTTCTATTACTTGACGAGGTTGACCTAGCATCTAACAAGGTACTATGTTTACAATCTATCTTAGAAGGCAAGGGTGTCTTCCTTAAGAAGATCGGTAGATATGTAAGACCTTCAGCAGGATTTACAGTGATCGCTACTGCTAACACAAAAGGTAAAGGATCTGATGACGGAAGATTCGTAGGTACTAACGTATTGAACGAAGCATTCCTTGAGAGATTCCCTATCACATTCGAGCAGGAGTACCCAACACCTGTGACCGAAGCAAAGATACTTGCCTTCCACTGTGAAGACAAAGACTACATCAAGCACCTATGTGATTGGGCAGACATCATCCGTAGAACATTCAAAGATGGTGGTATTGACGAGGTTATCTCAACACGTAGACTTGTACACATCGCTAAAGCATATGCTATCTTTAACGATAAAGCAAAGGCAATCTCTACTTGTATCAATAGATTTGATGACGAGACTAAGCAAGCATTTTCTGAGTTATACGACAAGGTTGATGCTGATGTAGAGTTCGAGGTTGACAAAGAAGGAGAAACAAAGTAAAATGAATTCAGACCAGATCAATGTCACCTTCCCGAAAGGGAAGGAGCATCTTTACTATGATGCTAAACACTTGACCGAAGAGTTAGGATTTGCTACTCGCTCTGCTCTAATTCATCATTTAATTGAAGAAAAAATGAGTCAACACAAAAACAGACCTGTGGCAAAAACACCCGCAGAGATGTTGACAGACTCACTGAACAGTTTAGATCATCAGGTGGAGACTAAATCTCCTCCTGTTCTCTGTAAGTATAATGAGGATGAAATTCTCATGAGTGCTATAGACTATATCAGGAGTACATATGCTAAACACTATTCAAGTGTTGATGGCATACAAACATTAGATCTTATAGATGCGGTAGGTGACGCTCCCGCATTTTGTCGTTCCAATGCCATTAAGTATTTGGCACGATATGATAAGAAAGGATTTCCAGAGAGTGACATCTTAAAAACAATCCATTACTGCGTCCTACTATATCATTTTTCTAGAAAACGTGAGCACACAAACACCAATGAAACTATCTGATCGCACCATAAGAATCTTGACCAACATGTCTAAGATCAATAGGTCGATTCAATTTAAAGAAGGTAATGAACTATCTTCTCTATCAATACAAAAGAACGTTCTTGCTAAGACACCAATAGAAGAGAACTTCCCACAGGACTTTGCCATCTATGATCTAGATGAATTTCTCAAGGTCATGAGTCTTACTGAGTACCAAGGAGATCTTGTCTTTGACAATGAATCATACGTTACTGTCAAGACAGATAGAACACAGGCAAAATATTTCTTTGCTGATCCTTCTATCGTACAGCAACCTCCTGAGAAGTTTCCAGAGTTGCCTAGTATAGAGTGTGAGTTTGATTTAAGTATTGGTGATCTTAATAGAATTAGAAATGCTCTATCAATCTACGGTCACCTAGAAGACATCGCTATCGTAGGAAAGAATGGCACTGTGTCTATTGAGATCAGAGATAGAGAGAACGCATCCTCTAACACATACTCTATAGGTGTAGGTGAAACTGATGCTACATTCTCCTTTGAGTTGAAGGCAGAAAATATATTCAAACTAGATTACAGTAACGCTAACTCAGGTTACAATGTAAGAATCAGTAAGTCTGGTGCTAGTCAGTGGGTATCCTCCGATGGAGTTGTTTATCTTATTGCTCTAGAACCTGACTCAACCTATGAGGAAAATTGATATAGCAGTATACGATAACTTCGTATCTCCTTCATATCTAAAAGCGATACAGGAAGCAACAGACCCTGCTAAAACTCCATGGTATTTTCAAGGATCACAATCTCTCACAGACTATGATGATGATTTGATAGAGGACTTTGGTTTCTCTATCGGTATCCTACCTCCATGGCAACCAGATAAGTTTGATGACACTCCTCTCGCAACCTTGATCCGTCCTTTAATATATCGCATACAAGATATAGCAAAGGCAGATCATGTTCTAAGGTGTAGATTAGACATGACAGTTCTACACGATAGGTACATACATCCTCCTCACATAGATGTACCCCAGAAACATACAGCATGTATAGTGTATGTTAATGACAGTGATGGAGACACAGTGATCTATGATCACAAACAGGAGTGGGCAAAGTCCTACCCTCAGAGTATGCCTATCAAACAACGTATTGCTCCAAAGGCAGGACGTATGGTACTATTTGATGGGAGTTATGTTCATACAGGACACTCCCCATCCGAGCATCAAACTCGGATCTTAATTAACACAGTTTTAGCATGAGTGATTTCTTATGGGTCGAGAAATACAGACCCCAGAAAATTGAAGATTGTATTCTACCCTCAAGGATTAAGGATACATTCCAAGAGATAGTTAATCAGGGTAACGTCCCTAACTTATTGCTGTCAGGTACAGCAGGGATAGGTAAGACAACTGTTGCTAAGGCACTATGTAAACAACTAGGAGTAGATTACTATGTTATTAACGGATCTGACGAAGGCAGGTTCCTTGATACCGTCAGGAGTCAAGCGAAAAACTTTGCATCAACTGTTTCCCTCTTGGGTGGATCCTCACGCAAGGTCATTATTATTGATGAGGCAGACAATACCACTCACGACGTACAACTTCTCCTCCGTGGATTCATTGAGGAATTTCATAAGACTTGTTCGTTCATATTCACTTGTAACTTCAAGAATAAGATCGTAGAACCTATACACTCAAGGTGTAGTTGTATAGAGTTTGGTATACAGAAGAATGAGAAACCACAGATCATGGCATCATTCTTTAGTAGGTTGAATAATATATTAGAAGAAGAGAAGATAACATATGATAAGAAGGTAGTAGCAGAGATCATACAAAGATACTTTCCTGATTGGAGAAGAGTGTTGAATGAATGTCAGAGGTATGGTACCTCTGGTTCTATTGACACAGGTATATTATCTGCTATGATTGATACTAACATTGATAAGTTAGTTGACTTCCTATCAAGAAAAGATTATAGCAATGTTAGACAGTGGGTTGTTGATAACTTAGACAATGATCCTAATCTTATTTTACGTAATCTATATGACTCGTTGTATGCTAAGTTAGAACCACGTAGCATACCCGCTGCTGTACTTGTTATTGCCAAGTATCAGTATCAGATCGCATTCGTTGCTGATCAAGAAATTAATCTACTGGCAGCAATGACAGAGATTATGGTCGAATGCAATTTTAAATAAGTTTTTGTTATACATAATAGCGAGATGATAACTATCACACACGTTACGCTCACGAAAAATTATTTCAAGGAGGTATTGCTATGAGCAATCCATTTGAGCTGCGGCTTCAGCTCTTTCAAGAAGCCAGAGATTATCTTGTCGCCTGTTATGATCGAGACGTTCAAGAATGGGATCGAAAGCAAGCAGAAAAATACGACGTAGAAAGGAAATATGATGCTGACTATAGTCGGCATTGTGATATGAGAGAAGAGGGAAAGGTATCATCAAGTGAATGCCCTATCGCTCCAGATCCAATCACACTACCAGAGTACCCCAAATATCCTACTAGAGAAGAAATTCTAGAGATGGCATATTTTATCAGAGGGTTCACAGCAGACAAGGGGGATGAGTAATGGCTGCTAGATATACATTCATCCCTGTTTCACACCTACCTAAGATAGAACTTAATCCAATCTTAGGACCTGAGGTGTGGTTAAACATAGTAGTAGATGGTAAAGTACATACATGGTACTCTGTGTCAAATTATGGGAGGGTTGCTTCTCATATAATGGCAAGAGCTCTGGGACGTGGATCTGGGTGTGAAAGATTCATTAATCCAGATCAGTACAATCTATTAAAAGGTAAAATTAACTATCAATCAGATGGTAAGAACATTGCGTGTGTAGAACACATGTTGTTGTTTCCATTTGATTTTTTTACTGACTACAGTTATGCTGTTCATCCTTCTTCTGTAAATGGTAACGTAACTAGAACTGTGAAACAACATTCTCTAGTTATTGATACACATCACAGCATTGATAAGCATCCTCCATCAAGACTCGTTGAGTGTTGGGATACTATTCCAGAGACAGCAAAGCAATGGATTAGAGAGACAGCGGTTATCAATCATATTGATCACGACCCTTGTAATAATATACTTGTCAATTTAGAGAGGTGTACTCAGAGGGATAACATTCGTGCTGCTGTAAAATTTTATGGTGGTAGTTTCCAGAAGAACAACAAGTGTTCAACCAAAAAAATAAAACTTGAAAAGAAAAAGGAAAGAGGATCCTTAGATTTTTTATTATGAAACAACTAGACAACCCACTAACACAAACCTATCGTAGGTTCAAGAGTGATGTCAATAGCAGTGCCTTTCCATGGAACTATTTCCATGGAGACGGTGCTACTCCTGCCTATTATAGTCACACTATACTGGCAAGACCTGGCTTTGAAGAAGCACTCATGCCTACTCAACAATCAGACTGGTTAGACATTGCTAACAGAGTTCTCTTAGAGATCTTTATGGCAAATGATATCAAGGTCAAGAGTGTACTTAGGATCAATGTTAACTGTACACATGAGACTGATGGTAAGACTACACCTACACATAAAGATCATGATTTTGATACGCATAATATAGTAGTCTACTTAAATACATTTGAATGTGGTGCTACAAATTTTGAAGGGGGGTCGCATAATCCACAAGAAGATGATATAATAATATTTGAAGGGTTACATAGCATTGAGCAACCCTGTAATGGTACACGACGTGTCGTGTTAGTGGCAACTTACTTATGAAATCTTTGAAGACACCACTGCGTTATCCTGGCGGTAAGTCCAGAGCAGTACAAAAACTATTCCAGTTCCTACCAAAGGAGATCACAGAGTTTCGTGAACCTTTTCTAGGTGGTGGTAGTTTTGCTATCGCTATGACAAAACAGTATCCAGACTTACCTATCTGGGTCAATGATATGTACGAACCACTCTATAATTTCTGGGTACAACTTCAACAGAATGGAGAAGAGATGACATCAGATCTAAAAGATCTAAAGGTAGAGTATGATACACCTGATAAAGCAAGAGAAATATTCAATGATTATAAAGACAACATCAATGATGGTGATGATCTTGAGAGAGCAGTAAAGTTTTATGTTATTAACAAGTGTAGTTTCTCAGGTCTAACTGAGTCATCATCATTCTCTCCTCAAGCATCAGATAACAACTGGACTATGCGTGGAATAGAGAAACTCCCTGCGTATGGTGAACTGATACGTGAGTGGAAGATAACATGTGTAGATTATGCTGACCTAGTAGGAGATTGTTTAGGTAGAATAGGTTCACTAACATGTGATGACAATACATTCATCTATGCTGATCCTCCATACAGTATCAAAGATAATCTATATGGTGAGAAGGGTAAACTACATAAAGGATTTGATCATACACGATTTGCTGACACAATGGATGACACAATGGGCAATGTTATGATATCATATAATAACTCGAAGAAGATCGTTGATCGTTTTTGGGAATGGCATTCGTATGATTGGGATCATACTTATACTATGAGGTCTACTGGTGATTACATGAAAAATCAGCAGGGACGACGTGAACTTTTACTTACAAACTACTCATGCCAGAAGGAAGCTTAGGAGTCAGAGTCAAGAACGGAATCTGTTCTCTATATCATACACGCAGAGGAGTCCTTACTTCCTTTGCTAGAGGTGCTGTACAAGCACTCATCCAAGGTGACGAAATACATGTCACACTGGACACAGGATCAGTAGCGATCTATGAGATCAATCAACACCGCACAGGTGTCAACGGACCTAGAAGAATCATTACATGAAACCTATCAACATCTCAACACCTGTTGTATATAAAGATAAGTTTAAGTTTGATACATCAGCACAGGTCAAGGCAGCGGATGAATTGTTTGACATGGTTGACAAGTATGACATTGATTCAGCACTAGAAGAAGGTGGTAAGTCCACTGCTGATCTATACAATATACTAGAACCTAGCAATCACTTCCCACATAACTTGGAAGTAAATAATAAGTATGTGGTATGGTTAAGACAGAAGATGCAGTACCTACGTACAGCATGGAGGTATGATGGATACCCACACTTTATATCAAACTCATGGTATAATGAACACTACCAGTGGGACTACACAGATGAACATCATCATGGTGTGGGTCTTACATGTACAGCATACATCCTCAAACCAGAGAACTCTGGTGACCTGTGGATCTATGACCCCATGACAGCAGTGAGAGCAGCAGAACCTATCAGTGGCAATCATCCTTGGAGAAGGATCAGTGTTTCAGAAGGTGACGTTGTATTCTTTCCCTCTTGGCTTCGTCACAAAACAGGTTATAATGATACTAACAACAGACGTTTGACTTTGACGATGAACATCACACCTGACTACAAAGCATACTCTAAGACTCCACCTGTACTATGAATATATTTGTTACTGACCCTGATCCTATCAAGTCTGCTCAGGTATTACCTGACAAACATATTGTTAAGATGCCACTAGAAACATGTCAAATGTTATCTATCGTAGCATCTAGTAAGTGGGGTCATGGTTTCGGTGATTTACCTAAACTCAATGGTGAACCATACAAAACAGAGAAGGGTGCGTTTCGTAATCATCCCTGTACAGTATGGGCACAGACTAACTTCCGTTGGTTGATACGTCATGGTCTTGCTCTGTGTGCTGAGTACACACATAGATACAACAAAGTACATAGTTGTCAGCATACTATGCTTCATGCTAATATAATATTCCCTAACAACAATGATATCCCTACGAGCTATACCAGAGCAATGCCCGAACGGTTTAAACATGACACAAGCATTGACACTTTTACTGCTTACAAGAATTACATTGGCAGCAAACCTTGGGTTGCATCTAATTATCTTCGTGACCCATCCCGCAAACCAGATTGGTTATGAGTAGTGATCTTTCAGAAATTCTCGCGTCTATCAACAATACCAAAGAGCATTTGTATGTTGACGATCCTGACCGTGTTAAATCTTATCCTCCTTACATTGTCAACAGATGTCTCAGTGGACACATTGATGCGATCTTATTTGCTAATGAAATAAACAAACATCCCAACCTAGATAAGCGTCTTCAATATGACTTCTTGCTAAATAGTTTGAGAAAACGTAAGCGTTTCACACCTTGGTTGAAGAAAGAACAGATTGAAGATCTGGATCTGGTCAAAACACACTATGGATATAGTAATGAGAAAGCGAGGGTCGCATTAACTCTTCTTACCAAACCCCAAATTGAATACATTCGTAAAAAACATGAGAAGGGAGGAAGACAATGAGCACTTCATTCACTGAGCAGGAAGTCAAATGGACACCTGATCAAATGGTAGAAGTAAACTTGAGTGAACCAGATGACTTTTTAAAGGTAAGAGAAACATTAACTAGGATAGGAGTAGCTTCTAGAAAAGAGAAGAAGTTATACCAGTCCTGTCACATACTTCATAAGCAAGGCAAGTATTATATCGTACACTTTAAAGAATTGTTCGCATTGGATGGTAAGTCAGCAAACTTATCACTCAACGATGTACAACGTCGTAATAGAATCATACAGTTACTAAGTGACTGGGGTCTGATTACTATTAAGAAACCAGATACTATTGTAGATGTAGCACCTCTTAGCCAGATCAAAGTCCTAAGTTACAAGGACAAAGGTGGTTGGAACTTAGAAAGCAAATATAATATCGGTAAGAAGAAAACTTGAGGTTGAACAACATACCTAACCTAGAGGGTTATGGTGTCTTTATTGATGATCTAGACTTTAGTAATATGTCTCGTGACAAATGGATGTCACTTGGTAGATTACAGATGGAGAAGCTTGTCATGATCATCCGTAAGACAGGTCTCAACGTCAATCACTTTCACCATGTCATGAAGATGTGGGGTAAGTGTAGGCAGAACTATGCTGCCAGAGAAGTAGAACCAGAAGTAAAAGAAGAGTATGCGAGGATAGGTGGACACGCAAAGACAGGACATATAGTCAGAGTAGCAGAGAAGAACGGACTGTTTGGTAGTGGTGATCTACTATGGCATAGCAATGAGAGTGGTGACATAGCTTTCACACCTGGCGTAGCATTGCTTGGGGATCATGGTATGACTAAGAGTGCTACTGGTTTTATGGTGACATCGCCCTACTACTATAGCCTCAGTGAGAGTATGCGTAGTGAACTGGATGAGATGGTACTGATCCATAACTTTCAGGAGGGTAAGATCAATGTCAATGATGAGAACAACGTAGTATATAAAAACATGTGCCCAGAACCAGAGACTGAGATACCTCTGGTGATACAGTCTCCTTCAGGAATCAAGGGACTACACTTCCCATACAATACAACCACACGTATCAAAGACTATCCTATAGAGGAGTCAGTAAGATTATTAGAAGAGATAAAATTTAAACTAACACAATATTATTATGACTACTGGTGGGAGAATGACGATGACCTGCTGATATTTGATAACAGTATCGTCCAACATAGAAGGCTAGGTGACACCACAGATAGACTGTGCTACAGGTATCAGTTTGACTATAGCTATCTACAGTATAGGGTGACAGGTAAACCATACATGCCATACCTTCAAGAGCCATACATCAGTAGATACAAAGCTAAGATGGGAGAGATATCTCACACCTTCCCTGTGTTCGGGTACCCACCCTCCTAATTTGAGAGAACTGTTATAATTAATAGTGTACGCTTCGGGTACATAAACTAACGACGCTTAAGGAGGTCACCATGAACATTCAAAGATATAGTGCTGCCGATTTACCAACACTATTTGATAAAATTTCTAAGAACAGTATAGGAATGGATGAGTACTTTGACTCATTCTGGAACGCAAGTCCATCAAACTATCCACCCTATAACTTAATCCACGAATCAAATGTACTATCCAGATTAGAGATAGCACTAGCAGGATTCAAAAAGAAAGAAGTTAAAGTTTACACAGAGTATGGTAAACTAACTGTAGAAGCAGAGAAAGAAGAGAAAACAGAAACAGGTAGTTATGCTCACAAAGGTATAGCAGCTCGTTCCTTCTCAAGACAATGGTCACTCGCTGACGATACCGAGATAGGTGATGTCACATTCGAGGACGGACTACTCACAGTAACACTGAAGAAAGTAGTACCAGAACACCACGCAAGGAAGGATTACATCTAACCTACATAAGGGGGATTGACAAAAGTCAGTTCCCCCTTTATAATATATGCATACATTATCTTGCCATGATAGAAGAAGATAGAATTAAATTAGTATTCACAAGAGATGGAGATAACATCATCTGTGATCTACAAGAGGCAGTTGACAAGGAGACTGGTAAGAGACAGGCATACATCATGACCGTACCTTACAAGGTATGGATCATAGATCAACCTGAGAATCCTGTTAACATGGAAACATTTGAAGACCAAGAGGTCAAGATCAGATACACACCATGGAATCCATTCACTGTGGATCAGAAGATTGCGATCACACCTGACTATGTGATATCAGTAATGGAACCTTCACCTAGTATCCTACAGACATACCTAGCAAATGTCAGAGCAAAGACAGGAGATCAGGGAGCTCCTCCAGTTAACCCTGAGATAATAGCACCTGATGGCACACAAGTATGATCAAACTATTAATGTTGAGAACTGGTGAAGAAGTTATATCTACAGTAAAAGAGATAGTAGAACCAGAGACAGAGAAACCATTAGGTTATCATCTACACAAACCATTCCGTTTAGATATCGTTGACCAATCACAGGGTCAGGGGTATCAGTTAGAGTGGTTCCCTTGGGCACCTCTAAGTAAAGATAAAGATTTTTATTTACCAGGCAGTCACGTAGTCACAGTGTATAATCCACTTGACGCATTGACTACACAGTATATCTCTGCCATAGATGAAGAGAGATATGATGCTAACTTTAAAAAGCATGAAGAGAGATTCAACCTCAGTTATGAGGAGCAAGATCTAGATGCTATGTTTAATGAAGCAGAAAAAATAATGAACGAGGATGAGGAAACTAAACCTGTATGATTCATACGATAACGTAGTTTTCTCATACGAAACAGATCACAAATTCCACGGTGCTAAACGTATCACAATAGAAGCACCTACTGTACTTAAGAAAGTCGTAGTAGAATATCCTGCTAAGATCAATGGTGAGTTTGGTATCGTAGCATTTGATCAACCGATAGACAACCCACTGTACTACAACTATATCCCTCAACCCTTCCCATTATTTGTAGGTGAGACTAGAACGTTTGATCACCTCATGTTCAACGGTCCTGATTACTTTAAGATAAGGGTTGACGAATATCGTCCATGGATGTATATTGGTAACGTATATAACAGTGGTCTTGACATCGTTCCTGTTTACAAATACTATAGACAAGAGAACGACTTAGATAAATTAGAAACAATATGGAAACGCAACTCCTCTTACTAAAGTCAGGCATCTACCTGATAACTAAAATAGAAACTTTAGATGAGGAACCCGCTGCTCATCTAGAACAACCATATCGCATCAAAGATGATGGCACTCTGGAACCTTGGCCATTACACACAAACGATGATGATGTATTGATATATTCAGATACTATTGCTACAATATTAGAACCAAAGGAAGAGATCCTTAAGAAGTATAAGATGGTGACTAAGTGAGTTCATTCTATACGAGTGTAAATTTAATAGGTAACAATCTCCTCTACATAGGATATGAAGATGGACAACGTATACAACGTAAGTTCAAATTCTCTCCTACTTTACATGTTATAAGTAACAAACCAACCAACTGGAAGACACTAGATGGTAGGTATGCTAAACCTATACAGTTTGATACTGTGGGTGAAGCACGTGACTTTAAGGACAAGTATAAAGACGTGGAGAACTTTGAGGTACATGGTTATGATAGGTTTTTATATCAATATATTTCGCAAGAGTTCAAGGGCGAAGTCGACTACGATATCAAGACTCTTAAAATTACATCGCTTGATATTGAGGTCGCATGTGAAAATGGCTTCCCTAACGTACAGGAATGTGCGGAATCGTTACTGGCGATCACAGTACAAGATCAAACAACACGTAAGTTTAAAGTATTCGCAACGAGGGATTATACTCCAAGTCGTAGGGATGTTGAGTTTATATATTGTGACGATGAGAAATCTTTGCTACGCAAGTTCCTTGCTTATTGGGAGACTGACTTCCCAGATGTTCTTACAGGGTGGAATGTCGAGTTGTATGACATACCTTACATATGTGGTCGCATTGAACGTCTATTCGGGGAACGAGAAGTAAAGAAGATGTCACCATGGGGTATGGTGAGAGCAGATGAGATAGAAATAAAAGGACGTACAAATATAATATACAATCTTATGGGGATCAATGTACTAGACTACATGGATCTGTATAAGAAGTTTACCTATACAAATCAAGAGTCATATAGATTAGATCACATTGCTAACGTAGAACTTGGTAAGCGTAAGTTAGATCACAGTGAGTATGAAAACTTCAAAGCATTCTACACAGAAGACTGGCAGAAATTTATTGACTACAACATCATTGACGTGGAACTTGTCTTACAATTAGAAGACAAGATGAAACTTATAGAACTTGCTATTGCCCTAGCATACGACGCTAAGGTTAACTTCAAGGATGTATATTTTCAAGTGAGGATGTGGGACACACTGATCTATAACTTCCTAACAGAAAGACAGATCGTTGTACCCCCTGCTAAAAGACAAGAGAAGACACACAAATACGCAGGAGCATATGTAAAAGAACCTATACCTGGCAAGTATGATTGGGTAGTATCATTTGACTTGAACTCACTGTATCCACACCTCATCATGCAGTATAATATTTCTCCAGAAACACTTGCTGAAGAACGTCATCCCAATGCTAAAGTTTCTAGGTTCTTAGATCAGAATGTTGTCATAGATGGTAGGTATGCTACGTGTGCTAATGGTGCTCAGTATCGTAAAGATGTACATGGATTCTTACCTGAGATGATGCAGAAGATATACGATGAACGTGTACAAAGTAAGAAGCTTATGCTCATAGCAAAGCAAGAGTATGAGAAGGCACCCTCTACAGAATTAGAGAAAGCAATCAGTAAGTACAACAACATACAGATGGCACGTAAGATTCAGTTGAACTCTGCCTATGGTGCTATTGGCAATCAGTATTTTAGATACTATAATATAGTTAATGCTGAAGCAATCACATTGTCTGGTCAAGTATCAATACGATGGATTGAAAACAAAGTAAATGGTTACTTGAATAAACTGTTAAATACAAGTAAGAAAGATTATGTAATCGCTAGTGATACAGACAGTATCTACTTGTGTTTAGACAAGTTAGTTACCACAGTTTATGGTGATCAGGAAGTAAGTCAGGAGAAGGTCGTCAACTTTCTTGACAAGGCATGTAAGGAAAAAATAGAACCCTTTATAGACAAAGCATATAATGAGTTGGCAGAGTTTACCAACGCATACGAACAGAAGATGTTCATGAAGCGGGAGAACATTGCGAACAGAGGTATCTGGACTGCGAAGAAAAGATACATACTCAACGTGTGGGATAGTGAAGGTGTTCGATACAATCAACCTAAGCTAAAGATGATGGGGATTGAGGCAGTTAAATCATCTACCCCTGCCCCATGTCGTACAGCAATTAAAGACGCACTGAACATAATGATGTCAGGTGAGCAGGATGAACTCGTAAAGTTTATAGATGACTTTAGATCAGAGTTTAATTCATTACCTCCAGAGGACATCGCATTTCCGAGGTCAGTCAATGGACTACGCAAATTCAAATCAGACACAGACGTGTATTCAAAGGGATGCCCGTTACATGTTCGTGGATCTCTCTTATATAATTTTTATGTCTCTCAGAAGGAACTGGAGAACAAGTACCCTCTCATTCAAGAAGGAGAAAAGATAAAATATATTTACTTGAAGACAGATCGCCAGAACTGGACAAGGGAGAACGTAATCTCTTTCCTCAACACTTTTCCTAGAGAGTTGGGGATGGAGAACTTCCTTGACCGCAAGGCACAGTTCCAAAAAGCATTTCTCGATCCTTTACAAATCATCACTAATGTGATAGGATGGGAGACAGAGAAGAAGTCAACGCTAGAATTTTTATTTACATGAGTTTTTTGAAAGATGTCGTTAAAGAAATAGGTAACGACTACGCAGGAATATTAGCAGACGGATCAGTAGGAGATATAGGAGGGTATGTAGATACTGGTTCTTATATTTTCAACGCACTGGTAAGTGGTAGTATCACAGGTGGTATCCCTTCTAATAAGATTACTGCTATCGCAGGAGAATCATCTACAGGTAAGACATTCTTTTGTCTCGGTGTTGTAGAGAACTTCTTAAGACAGGACAAGGACGCAGGAGTAGTATACTTTGAGTCTGAAGCTGCCATCAGTAAACAGATGATGGAAGATCGTAACGTTGATACATCACGTATGATACTGGTACCTGTCACTACAGTACAAGAGTTTCGTACTCAAGCAATCAGAATATTAGACAAATATTTAGAACAACCAGAGAAAGATCGCAAACCCTTAATGTTTGTTTTAGATTCTCTTGGCATGTTGTCAACAAGTAAAGAGTTACAAGACTCTGCTGATGGTAAAGACACACGTGACATGACCAGAGCACAGGTGGTCAAAGCAATCTTCAGAATACTTACATTGAAGTTGGGTAAAGCGAACGTACCTATGCTAGTGACTAACCATACATATGATGTGGTTGGTGCTTACGTACCTACTAAAGAAATGGGTGGAGGTAGTGGACTCAAGTACGCTGCTTCTACAATAATCTATCTTTCAAAGTCCAAAGAAAAGGATGGTAAAGAAGTGATAGGAAATATAATCAAAGCAAAGACTGCCAAGAGCAGACTATCAAAGGAGAACGCAAGTGTTAGTATCAGACTCTACTATGATGAACGTGGACTTGACAAGTATTACGGACTACTGGAACTGGGTGAGAAATATGGAGTTTTTGAACGTAAAGGTAACCGTGTTGTTGTTGGGGAGTCTAGCGTCTACCCTTCTGCTATTCTCAAGGATCCTGACAGATACTTCACCCCCGAAGTGATGGAGAAACTTGACTGGGCAGCAGGACAGGAGTTTAAATACGGAACATGAAGATAGAAGCATTCCCTACACTACTCTATCGTTATCATCTAGAAGAGCAAGACCCTATCAAGGCAAGAGTAGACGAGTATTATAAAGAATATAAATTACAGAACAATACACCTGACCAGTGGAACTGTGACCTGTTCACATCCTATGGTACAGGTACGTTTCCTATAGGAGAATGCCTTGATGCTTTTACTCCTATACTGGATGAGTTCCAGACAGATGCGAAAGCGTATGGTAATATGATCTTGACAGACATGTGGTTAAACTGTTATAAATCACAGAACTGGCAGGAGAAACATATACACTCACCAGGTCAGTGGTCTGGTGTATACTATGTTCACTTCGATCCGAATGAACACAAGGCAACCAACTTCTATCACCCATGTGAGACCTTGCTTGCCACAGCGGGTATCACATCTAACACTCTTGTGCCATGGGTACAGGAAGGTGATATGATTATCTTTCCATCATGGTTAGAGCATGCTGCTCCCATGAACAAGTCCTCTAAACTGAGGTCAACTATATCATTTAACTTTTTTATTGAAGAAGAAATCTATGAAGGTGGAAACACTGATACTGAAGAACTTACTGTTAACTGAGGAGTACCCTCGGAAAGTTCTTCCGTTCATTAAACAGGAATATTTTGAAGACAAAACAGATCAAGTTATATTCGACGTAACTAATAAATACTTCGTAAAGTATTCTGCTGTCCCTACAGTTGAAGCCCTTACCATTGAAGTAAGTAAGATTACCTCACTTAGTGATGATCAATTCAAGCAGATTACACAGACATTAGAGTCGTTTGATAAGGAGACAACCGAACTAGATTGGTTAGTTGATACTACTGAGAAGTGGTGTCAAGACCGTGCGATCTATCTTGCCCTCATGGAGAGTATCAAGATAGCGGATGGTAGTGACCAGAAGAAGGACGCGGGTGCTATCCCTAGCATATTATCTGATGCTCTAGCTGTATCGTTTGACAACCATATAGGACACGATTACATAGATGACTACGAAGAAAGATACGACAGTTATCACAGAGTTGAAACCAAAGTACCCTTTGATCTCGACTTCTTTAATAAAATTACAAAAGGTGGGTTACCTAATAAGACTCTTAACATCGCACTGGCTGGTACAGGTGTCGGGAAGTCTCTATTCATGTGCCACGTCGCTAGCTCCGTGTTGCTCCAAGGACGGAACGTTCTCTACATTACAATGGAGATGGCAGAAGAGAAAATTGCTGAACGAATTGACGCAAACCTCCTCAACGTAGACATCCAACAGTTAGCACAGTTACCTAAGATGATGTTCGAGAATAAGATCACAGCATTGTCTAAGAAGACACAAGGTAAACTGATAGTAAAAGAATATCCCACTGCCTCAGCACATGCGGGTCACTTCCGAGCACTCTTAAATGATCTGGCATTGAAGAAAGCATTCAGACCAGAAGTTATCTTTATAGACTATCTAAATATTTGTACATCGCAGAGGTTTAGAAATGCGTCGGTCAATTCGTACACCATGGTTAAGTCGATTGCGGAAGAGCTCCGTGGTCTTGCAGTTGAGTTTAATGTACCACTCGTCTCCGCTACTCAGACGACTCGTTCTGGCTATGGGAGTAGTGATGTTGATCTTACTGATACAAGCGAAAGTTTTGGGCTTCCCGCAACTGCTGATCTTATGTTTGCTCTTATTTCTACGGAGGAATTGGAGGAACAGAATCAGATAATGGTCAAACAACTAAAGAATAGATACTATGATCCCACTCTTAACAAACGTTTTGTCGTTGGTATTGACAGAGCGAAGATGAGACTATATAATGTTGAGCAAGAGGCACAGAATAATATCATGGACTCTGGTCAGGTCAAACTGAATGAAGAAACTGTGAAAGTATTGACAGGTGCTAATAAGAAAAAATTTGAGGACTTTAACTTTTGAGAGACCAAGCATCTGTAGGAGAAGAAACTCCTGAAATAAAATATGACAGAGCACTTGCTTTGTTTACTGAATCAGTACTAGCACCTGATCATCAACTGAGAGGTTGTGCTCACAATCAAGGTTGCTTTGCTGAACTGATGGAAATCAGAGAACATGTCTTAGAATATCTAAAGACATTACGAGAGGTCACACACCATACCAATCCTGATGAGAGTGATGACATCGAGACTGCTAAATTATTGAATGTTAAATCATGAGTGTAGATTTCAAAAGATACGAGGAGTTCGTAGATGCTGTCACATCCGATTGTTCTAAAGATTTTGTCGATCTTTCTGATCGTTTGGTTGAACTTAACAGAGAGGGTGCCAATATTGAACGTCTTACCACTTCTGGTGTTGGCCTTGCTGCTGAGTCTGGAGAGTTCTTGGAGATCGTTAAGAAGATGGTCTTCCAAGGTAAGCCTTGGAGTGACGCTAATAGAGAACATCTTCTTATTGAGTTGGGTGACGTTATGTGGTACGTAGCACAAGCATGTATGGCATTAGATGTAGACTTTGAAGAAGTCCTTGAGATGAACGTCAAGAAATTAGAGAAGAGATATCCTGGTGGATCATTTAACATCCACAAGTCAGAGAACAGAGCAGCAAATGACCTCTGATTTATATGATGACATGGGTAAACTCAATTCATTGTACCAAGAATTAATGTGGGACAATGAAGATGAGTTAGAGTTTGTACCAGACTATAATAACGATAGAATAATTATATACAATAAATCTAGACAGGGAGATAATCCTCACATACAAATACATGGAGAAAATTAATCTATTCCCTACAACTATAGGGAAGTTTAATTTAATTGACTATGCCGATTGGGTTGCCAAGAGGTATGAACATCACATGTTTGAACGTGGTCAGACAGGTGAGATAGATGGTAAGGTGTTAGTACATCTCGACCCACAGATGAATAGTTTCATGTTAGAAGTCAATGACTGTATAGATGAATACCTATGTACTATGAACGTCAGGTATGATATACATTTCATGAAGACATGGTACGCAGTGAGTGGTGAGGATAGTTCAGTTCCTAATCATAACCATGACCCTGCTCATATATCATGGGTGTATTACTTGGACACACAAGACCCACTAACCTTTACAAAGGATAGTCAGAACGAGTGGTTCCCACATGCCTTTGCTGATGTAGAGAAGAATTTCTTTAACACCTCAGCATGGGAAGAGAACACTAAGGAGGGTGACCTACTAATATTCCCTAGCAATCTCAAGCATATGACACACAACACAGGACATCGTTGGAGTGTAGCAGGAGACGTGCTACTTACTAATCCAGATCTAAATAAAGAAGGAGGACTCACACATCCTAGATACTGGAAACAATTCTGATGGCATTCAACGTAGTACCTACATCATTTAAAGAATTTAGAGAGAAGGCAACACATCTAGACGCATTTGATGAAGCATGTCGTGTGTTTAGTTATTGTGTAAAGCATGTACCAGATGTGAAAGATCCAATCGCAATGGATAAAGGTAACAGTAAAGATATAAAATTGTTTCGTGGACTACAAGGTTTCGTAGAGATAGATGAGATAAAATCAGCGTGTAAGGTAGATAAATTAAAGTTAAACAAACAGAGTTGGGGTAACGGAAGTAGAAAAGGAGGTGGTGCTAACAATGCGGGTACTGCTTTTGAGAAGAAGTTACAGGCAGAGTTAGCTACGTGGGTAGCAGATAATAAGTATCCTAGTGGCATCTATGGTGATCTAGTAAAACAAATAGTAGAAGATCATGGGCTAGAAGATTGTCGTGCTATTGATATAGTCTGGGCAGGACCTCAGAACACAGCAAGACCACTGAAGTGGTCAGGTGGATGGATGGTAGGTTCAGCAGGGAAAGGTAACTTTGACATAGGTTCTAAGGTTACTGATGTAACTATCAAACTTACATGTAAAGATGGTAGTAAAAGAAACGTTTATATCTCAGCAAAAACTACAGGCACAGTTGCCCTATCAAATCTAGGTACAAAGAAGAATGTATTTCCTCCTAAAGATATACTCAAGGAGCAACCTAGAAGTGGTAGTAGATTTCCTGACGCAGGGAAATACTTATGTAAGACGTTTGGTATAGATGAAGAGAAGATGTGTGCTGTGTTTAAAGATGCCAATGATCAACACAAGCAAGGTATAACTAATGTCAAAGTTAAGGTGGGTAGTGTAGACACGTCACCAAAATATGATAGAGGTCATCTATCTGATTTAATTAAGGGTTGTCTAGGTCATGGGTATCACTATGCTCATCTACAGAAATCATATATCAAAAACTTCAATGTCACTGACAAGGTAAACGATGCTACATCTAAAGTATCTAAGGTTGAGATATACTATGGAGGTAAGAGTGGTGAAGGACAACGCATAGACATGCTAGTAGAAACTAACACAATGGAACTAAAATTTAATATCAGAGACACCAGTGGTAAGGGAGAAGGAATCCCTGACAAGTTCCAAGCTGGTTACAAGTTCTATGATGAGAGTGAGTGGACACTAGGTGATGGGGAGTACGACGATGGCTAACGTAACGAAACTAAAACACCTTGAGCATATAGAAGATGAGATGCTCAACTATGGTACAGAAGGTTGTGAAGCCGCAGTCCGTTTTATGCAGGAACTCACTAAGATGTTAGGTGGAGCTAGCACAGCAGGATTCTTACAGACTAAATGGGATGGTGCTCCATCTGTAGTATGTGGTATTGACCCTGCTAGTGGTAAGTTCTTTGTAGGTAACAAGTCAGTCTTTAATAAAGAAGAACCTAAGATGTGTTTCAGTGACGCAGACATAGAGTTCTACTACTCAGACAAGCCAGGTCTTGCTGAGAAACTATACGCAGCACTAAAATATTTTGAACCACTAGGTATCAAAGGTGTGGTACAAGGTGACCTCATGTATACTGAAGGTGATAAGAAAGAAGAAACAATAGATGGTCAACAACTTATAACTTTCAGAGCTAACACTATCACATATGGTATTCCCGTAGACCATGAGTTAGGTAAGGCAGTTGCTAAATCAAAGATGGGTGTAGTATTTCATACCACATACAGTGGATCAAACTTAGAGAGCATGACTGCTCAACCTAAAGCATACGTAAACAGTAGTAAAGACTGTGTTTGTATACAGAACGATACACCTATACAGGATGTAGGTATGCCATCTACTGACTATAAAAAGTTTGAGGGTAATGTACAGATCATAGAACAGATGTGTAAGAAGTCAGGTGACTTCCTAGATGAACTGGTAGCAGGATCAGGAACCAGTGGTGAAAAGAAATTTTATGTAGGATCATTTCTCAAGACATTCTTTAATGCGGAGATCAAAGCGTCACGTACTATCAATGATCCAAAGGTAGCACTCAAAGCACTAGGTCAGTTCTACCATGAGAAGATGAACAAAGAAGTATCTAAGATGAAGAGTGTACAGAAACAGGCAGAGAGAAGAAAGCAACTGTATGATGGTCTAACATATCTTGAGGACAATGAACAGAAGTTCCATGCTATGTTCGCACTCTATAGAAAGATACAAGAGAGTAAACAGTTAGTCATTGATGCTCTGGATAAACTAGAGAAGTTCAAGACATATGTACAGACAGAGAATGGATACAGAGTGACAGCACCAGAAGGTTATGTACTACACCATGGTGGTGACATGATCAAACTTGTAAATAGAGTTGAGTTCTCATTCATTAATTTCACACTGGATAAGTCATGGAAATAATTGATTATAAATGTGTGTACTTTACTTTTGGTAGGTTCCAACCTCCAACCACAGGTCATGCGGATAACTTTAAGGCAGTAGCATCCAAGGCAGGGAAGTGTGACTACTACATTTACATGTCTCAGACAGTAGATAAGAAGGGATCTAATCCTCTACCAGTCGATAGGAAACTGTACTATGCTAAGAAGATGTTCCCTAATCTCAAAGATAAAATTAGATCTGCTAAAGGACCCGTGGAAGTCTTGTCGGAACTACAATCACAGGGCTATGATGATGCTTACTTGGTGGTAGGTAGTGATCGTGTAGGTGCTATGCAGTGGGTCAAGAAGTATAATGGTAAGGACTATACCTTCAGAAAGATAGAAGTTATATCTAGTGGAGAGCGTGATGCTGACGGAGATACCTTCTCTATATCTGGTACTAAAATGCGGAGAGCAGCAGCTGCGGGTGACTTCCAATCTTTCAAGGCAGGTATACCAAAGGGTCTAGGACCTAAGGAAACGCGGAATTTAATGGATGAAATAGCAGAACTGTTATAAATAAAACTGTAATGAAATTAGAGTTTGATGAAATCTTTCAGCGATTTCAAAACGATACGTAAAGAGGTCAAGGATCAGAACGTCCGTGATCAATATTATCGTGAAGAAATTTATAAAGTAGGTGAGTGGGTACTCACTGAAAAAGATAACGTAGGTAAGATCATTAGAAGAGGTCCTAACTATGTCATCTGTTTGACTGCTGAAGATACAAAGTTCCGTACATGGGTCAAAGATATTAAGGAAGTCTTTGAAATTGGTACGGATGCCTACAGGCAATATGTTATGTCGTTGACACCTGGTCAGAAGGTACAGAAACCTAAAGGCACAGAGAAGGTCAACCAAGTAATACCAACAGACCCCAAAAAAGATAAGATGGACAACCATGAATCCCTAGTTCAAGCCGCAGTTCAGGCATTGAACGAGTACTCACCAGTACCACCAGTCAAGAAGACACCAGTAGGAACTGAAGGCACTGCCAATAAGAATCCTAAAGGAACAGGAGGAGCAAAAGGTATAGGTGGTGGTGACGCACCTGGCATGAAGATGGCAGAACCAAAAGGTACAAAGGGTAAACCATCCATCAAGAAACCTAAGCATGCATGTGCTACTAAGGTTGAGCATCCAGAGTGGGGAGCAGGAAACTGTCTGAAGGAACAGCATACACTAGACGAAGACGGAACAGTAACACACTACGATGTTATGTTTAATCATGGTCTAGAGCAGAACGTATCAATCAACGAACTCAACGTAACACTGTCTGAGTATCACGAACACGCTATCAATGATGATAAGAACAAGGAAGTTCTTGATGAGGGTGGTCTTGATCCAGTAAACAAGAAGGCAGTGAAGAAGAAATTTGCTAACCGCAAAGACCAAGATATTGATAACGATGGAGACGTAGACGGAAGTGACAAGTTCTTACATAAGAGACGCAAGGCAATCTCGAAGAAGATGGCAAAGGAGCATCATCAGAAGGATGCTGACGGAAAAGTTATCGAACATGATACAGAGGATACAACTCCTTCTTCCGTAGAAGAGGGTAAGAAGAAAGGACTCTGGGATAACATCCACGCTAAGAGAAAGAGAGGAGAACCCAAAGCAAAGAAAGGTGACAAGGACTATCCTAAGACACTCAATGTAGAGGGTAGCATGAAGCAAGCACGTAAGAACGTTGGTGCTAGTTCATGTTGGAAAGGATACAAGGCAAAAGGAACTAAGATGAAGGGCGGTAAGTCAGTACCAAACTGTGTCAAAGAGTTTGCTGAGTGGCGTAAAGAGGTAACAGAAAAAAAGTAGTAGGTCCCGTTGAGATAATGCCTGAGATCGACGATGCCGATGGATCTCAACCGCACCTCAAAGGGGACAAGAAAATGCCCAAGGTACCTAAAG